ATTGGATCCCCGGACTTAGCCGCATGTTCCTCGATCGAAATCAGAAGGTAGTCACGGATTACTCCGACTACGTTCCTTCTGCCCATGAGTGGGAGGTTCTCCTCCAACTTTACGCTCGTGATTTCAATCATTTCCATGTGGTGTCCGCTTTGAAGGATCTCTTCTTCACCCTACCTCCTTTCAGACGACCAACCTGGATCTCGTCTGTCATGGAGGTACTTAGCCGAGGAGGCTTGGGCCACATTGATCGCCCAATTGACCTCCAGGAAGCCCGGTCGGAGTTTTTCCCCTGGTGCAAAGTTGTTGCTATTCGCGAACCACTCAAGGTACGTATGATTACTGCCATGAATGGTCTCCGTTCCTTCTTTGCCACCGTGGCTCAACGTGCCATCCACTCATACCTGAAGAAGTTCTCTCCTTTTAAATTCATTGGAAAGACCCTCACAGCTTATGAGTTGGACGATCTCATCACACTGCACGCTGAGTTCTCCATCCGGTTCGGAGTACTCGCTGGCCAAGGCATTGGCCTGGCCTCTGGCGACTATTCTGCTGCAACCGATCGGCTAAACATCGATGTCTCTCAGATGATGGGTGAGTCTCTCCTCGACCACCTTAATCCGTTAGACCGTCAAAAGCGATCTCTCCTATTCGATCTTCTCGACAATCAATACCTCGAGTATCCTCCAACTCAGATTTCTGGTGTCTCACCAGATCCGATCTTGGGCTCGATGCTCCAGGGCAGTGAAAATCAGAAGAGGAATCCGAACTTTGTAGCCGGTACTCGTACGGCCCTATCTGGTTTTGATACTAATCTTGACCAAACAGGCTTTATGAACCCGCCGAATGTTCGTTTCCGTCTTTCGACCTCATCTCACTCCCAGGCTAGTCTGCCTCCGTTGCAGACTATCTCTGAGGAGCAGAGTTTAGATGAGACAATCGGAATTCTCCGAGACCTCGGTTTCGACGATCCGCCCTCTGCCGCTCGCCAGATTCATCAGACCATCAATTCGTCTGAACACCCGCCCGTGCCCGCGATGAAG